TTAAAAAATATTAATTTTCGAAAGAAAGGAGAGAAATTATGAATGATACGTATAAAGGACGACACGTCTACATAGGACAAGAATGGAACTGTGGGTATGAAAATACTGAGCCAAGGAAGGTTACTAAGATAGAATTAGTAAAACGTGGGACTAAATGTATAGACGATGAGTTTACATTCAACCTACCCGCTGAGCTACTAACATTTGACGATGGAACACAAGGATATGTTAGCAGTGAGTTTGATGGAATTCTGTGGACTGAAGACACTATAGAGCAGGAGCGTATGGGATTGCTTAGATAATTAACACTATCTACTAAATGCCCTCGTGCCGTTGTCCGCGGCTCGGGGGTTTTTTATGCTCTATTAAATCTATGTGTATTGTAGTTCTGTAAAATAAAAAAGTTTTTGTAAAAAAATCTCTAAAACTACTAATATCTCTAATAAACTAATAGAATGGGTCTGTGAGCCTCTTGGTTACTCTATTCTTTGGTTTCTCAAAACTAATAGAATTCTATTAATCTATTAGAAACTATGGTAAGATTCTCTAGAGGGCACGAGAAAAACTATTAAAATAGATTATTTTATAATAATATAGTAATATCATTTGCTACACGAGGAGATAAGATGAAACAGCTCACATATACTTCACTCATGCCAACTGAAGACGGTAAAGGTTTCATAGATGATAAGGGTAAGATTTGGCAACCACTCAACTCAAAACAAAAGAGATTTTGTAAAGAGTATTTCAAAGGGCAAACAGCAACCGAAGCCGCGATAAAAGCAGGCTATACAAAGGATAGGAAGGGTGCGAAGACACAGGGTAGCGTATTACTCAATCATAACCCAGTTGTTCGAAACTACCTCATCGACTTGGAAATCGCAGCCTCAGAAAAGGACGCAGTTTCGCTAGAGAATCATTTATCTACTCTACACGACCTCAGAGAAGAGGCGAAAGACCAAGGACAGATATCCGCAGCCATCACAGCGGAGGTCCATCGAGGGAAAGCAGGTGGTCTCTACATCGATAGACGCGAAATATTGACTGCAAAGATTGATATGATGTCTAAAGATGACATACTAGTACGATTAGAACAGTTGATAAAGAAAAGAGCGACGGAGTCAAATGTCATAGAGGGAGACTTTACAGCGAAAGATTGACGGAGGGACTTTCTCTTGTTCTTTTTACTCATTTACTTTGGTACCAATCCCGAGTATAATATATTTATATTAACGGGGTAGTTCCCACTATTAGAAAGGAGAAATATTATGACAATAGATAAAAACTACAAAGCTGGAGCCCAAAGAGGTTCTAATAACTATAACCAAGTAATCACTTTAGTGGCTACACCGAAAGAAGATATTGCACCACAAGCTGGAATCATTATCGAGGCTTTACTAGCCGCCAAGGACCACAAACTTACAGTTGGTGAGTTAGTTGGGACTGATGGTTCGACTGAAAGTGCTTGGGTGAAAGCTGGAGGGATATCCGACCAAGCGATTACTAGAGTATGGTCTCATTATAAGAAAAAACTTATAACTGATGGATACATAACAGTTAGCTAATAACTGATTGATTCCAAAGGGCGACTTCGGTCGCCTTTTTTTGTGCTCTACTCTATCACTCTATCGCTCGCTCTACTCTATCACTCTATCAATCACTCACTCGCCCCTTCTCTCTACTCCTTCTCTACTCCCCCTCTCTATCTCTACTCTATCCGTCCGTCTTTCGCTCCGTCCGTCGCTCCTAACATTAACACTAACTTATATAAGTTAACTAACCTAGCCAGATCAAATAGCCTAACTACCCTTAAATAACCTAAATAACCTAATTAAAAAAAGTACTACTTATTTTAATTAAGGTATTGCAATCCTTATATATTAGTATAATATTAACAATATAAGTTGATTAAGCAGGTTATCACTTATACCTAACTAACCTAACCTGCGAAGGAAAAAATATTATGTCTAATAAAGATAATAATAAAAAAGGTGGTATCAAATTAACTGATACTGAAGTTAAACAAGCTATTATTAATACAGATAAAAGAAAGGCTATATTTACTAAAGCTGAGTTAGATGAGATGAAGTCTGACACAGCTACAGGTGGCAATGGTGGCATTGATACTATTAGTATTAATAATAAGGATAGTTTTACTACTGTAAGAAAATCTGCGGGTAGTAAACAGGTTAGACACTTAATGAGAATTATAGCTCAAGAGTGTAGCAAATCACCTACAGGTATTATTACTTATCAAGACTTCTGCAATGCATGGGAAGATGAAGATAAGTGCGGTTATAAACAATCTGTTCCTGAATGTTTTAATCATTATTGGAATGGTAGTAGTGGGGCTACTAAAAATTTAGTTAGAACTACTAACCTTGATTTAACTACATTAAATGACGCATTGTCTTTTAATAGTTAATACCTAGCTATCCCTAGCTAAAGGCTACTTATTCAAGTAGCCTTTTTTTATGCTTAACCAAATCGATCAAGTAGCCTAGCCTAGCTAACTTAAATAACTAACCTAACCTTAACCCTTATCTATCTATTACCCTAGTCTTACAGGGCTTTAAAATAGCCCCTATACCCCCCTACAGGCTACCGCTAGGGTCCCACCCGCCCGCCCTTTAGTTTCAGGCTCTCAATTGCAACTACTTTACAAATAAGTCCCTAGTAAAAAAATTTTGCGAAAAAAATTTTATCGAATATACTTTCTACATGGCAGGAATCATAGACTTACCAATATTTGATGTTCAAAATCCTGGAACTGATTTTGCTGGTCCTCTTAATATGTATAAACCACCAAAGCAAGAGCCAAATAGAATTAATCAATTATTATCGGAACTAAACGAAGATGACCGTTTTGATGCTATACAAGCGATAAGAACAGCAGACAGACGTAAATTCTCTCCAGATTATATTTATAACAAAGATTATAAGAAAAATCCATATAGTTTCTTCGGCGACGGTTACGACGCTAATGTGGATTTTGAAGTAAACCCTGAAGCTATAGAAAAAGAATTTTCAGACTTTATCAAAATTATAGGAAACCCAAAAAACCTAGATAGTGTATTTGGCTCAGGAACACTTTCTCCTTTTGCAGAAGATATGATACCAGCAATCGGTGCATATAAAGAACAACACCAAGCGTTACCTAGTTCTTTCAAAGATTTCGTTATGAACAGGTATTCATTGAAAACTTAAAAAATTTTGCGAAAAAATTTTTTTCGATTATACTTTTGCTATGGCTGGCATAGTAGATTTATTAGAAAACTTCAACGAAAACCTTATTCCACCCCTTAATGCGTATCAGCCAGAAAAACCTATGACTATTCAAGATATTCTTGCTGAGCAAGAAGCTGGTACTTATACTCCCGATATGTATGATACTTATTTAGCAAACTTACCTCCATATAAAAAAGCAGAATATATTTATAATAAAAGTCCAAGAGCTGATTCCCGAAACGAAGATTACGTTTCTTTTAATGATTTTTTAACAGAACTAAAAAATATAAACCGTAAAAAACTTTCTCCTGATTATATTTATGAAACAAGTTTATTTGGAAAACCTAAATACGATAAAACACCTTCAGGATTATTTACCGACAGTTACGACGCAGAAAGTGATAAAAATTTAACTATAAAAGAATTAGAACGCGAATATAGTAGTTTTAGAGATATAATGAGTAAAACTGATACTGATGAATTAGATTTTTCTAATGATGTAGTTTTTAATAAAGTATTATCACCTGTAGGTATGAGTCTTTTAGGTAAAATATCAAACTATAACGAAAAATATAAATTAAGTTCAAAGTATTTACCAGAAACATATCATCAATTATTAGCAATGAAACCACCTAAAGGTAGTTCATAGAGGAAATTAATATGAAAGGATTATTAAAAAATATAGTAGGTGCTGTTGCACCAACATTAGGCTCAGCTTTAACAGGTCCTATGGGCGGCATGGCGAGCGGGGTCATAGCTAAAGTATTAGGGGTAGATAATAACCCTGCTACTATAGAACAAGCTATGCAAAACGCTACTCCCGAACAATTATTACAGATTAAAAAAGCAGAAAAAGATTTCGAAGTTAAAATGAAAGAACTTAACGTTGATGTCTTTAAATTAGAAGCACAAGAAAAACAAGACGCACGTAAAACGTTTAGTAAAGATTGGACCGCACGTATTATTGGTATTGCAATGGTAGCAGGATTTTTAGGTTATATCTTTTTAGTTACCATACAACCCCCTGAACAAAATTCGGAAGCGTTAATAAATTTGGTACTTGGTTATTTAGGTGGTTTAGCTTCAGCAATAATTAGCTTTTACTTTGGTGCTTCTAACAAGGATGGGTAAAGGCAGCAAACCACGACCCGTTGACCGTGATAAGTTCAACGTTAACTTCGATAAGATATTTAAAGATAAGAAAAAATCAGCGGCGAACCAAGAAAACCATTCTAAAGATTAACTACTTTACTTTTATTTTATATTTACAAAAGGTTTCTTTTTAACATATACTTTGTAAATGGCAGAACCTTCCGTATCAGACGTATTAATGAATATTGATTACAGAGACTTTCCTAGATTGGATAACCCCCCTGCTATTAAATCACAAGAAATTCTTGGTAATTATACTCTTGATAATCCAAGACTTGGAACAATAGGACCTTATAAACTATCACCGTTGGATAAACAACGTGAGGGAATAGCCAGTATGCTGATGAGATTAGGCGAAGATGACCCTTATTACGCAAATAAGTTCGCAAAAGATTTAACTTTAATATCTGAGTTTATTCCAGGATTTGGTGATGTTCAAGGTATACGTGAAGGTCAGTTTATGATAAATGAGGGTAATCCTCTAGCGGGTGGAATAATGATGGGGGCGAGTATGATACCTTTTGTTCCAGGGTCAGCTGTCGCACGTCAAGCAATGAAATTACAACAAAAAATTAAAAAAGGTAAATTTGACGAACAACGTGAATTACGGAACGCTAGTTCAGGCGGAGAAACAACAGCTGCTTATAATGCCGCAGAAAAGCATAGAAAAAGTTGGCAAAAAGATGAAAAGAAATTAAATAATTTAATAGCTAAAGAATATAAAAAAGGAAATATATTATTTCATGGCAGTCAAACTAAAGGTATAGAAAATTTAAAACTTCCAGAAAAAGGGTCAACAGGAGGTATTTATACTTTAGTAAACCCAACAGACCCTAGATTTGCAAGATATATAGAAGGATTACCAAGCAAAGGTGGTCCAGGCTCTGGTTATGTATTAACACCTAATTTTAGTAAAGAGCTAGATATAGATGATATGCCTGAAGATATATTAAGAAAATTAACTGATTTAGAACTATATCGTGGGCGTCCTAGTAGGGGCGGAACTGGTAAATTAGATTTAGATATAAATCAAATTTTACGTGGTGACAAGTTCCTGAGCAGTAAAACTCCTATGCACATTGATAAAGATTTAGCAGATATTTTTACTAAAGAAGGTTATGACGCTTTACGTTTTCCTAGAAGAGACATGAGAGGAGAAGCAGAAACAATAGTATCTTTAAACCCTGAAAATTTAGATATTATAGACGAAATAGCTTACGAAGATTTAGATGATTTTATAAGACAACTACTAAGTGAACAATAAAGATAGATTAAAAGCTTTAAGAGAAATAGACCTAAAACATTTAAATAAAGCAGAAGCTAAAGAGTTTACTGTTTTACTTGAAGAATTAGAAAAACGCGAGTTTCAAGAAAAAGCTACCAGCACTTTCATGGATTTTGTTAAATCTATATGGAAAGAATTTATTAACGGCGACCACCATGTAAAAATGGCAAAAGCTTTTGATGATATAGCTACAGGTAAACTAAAACGTTTAATTATTAATATGCCGCCTAGACATACAAAGTCTGAATTTGCTTCACATTTGTTTCCTGCTTACCTTTTAGGTAAAAACCCTAAATTAAAAATTATAGAAGCAACCCACACTGCTGACCTTGCAGTTAATTTTGGTAGAAAAGTTAGGGATTTAATTGACGGTGAGGAATATAAAGAATTATTTCCTGAAACAGAACTAAAAGCTGATAGCCGTTCTGCGGGTAAATGGTTAACAAATAAAGGCGGTGAATATTATGCAGCAGGTATTGGTGGTGCTTTAGCAGGTAGAGGAGCTGATTTATTTATTATCGATGACCCACACTCCGAACAAGACGCTATGTCTGATAAAGCGATGGATGAAGCTTACGAATGGTTTATGGCAGGACCTCGTCAAAGGTTACAACCTGGAGGTGCAATCGTAATAGTTATGACCCGTTGGAATAAAAAAGACCTAACGGGCAGGTTAATTAAGAAAATGGCACAAGATGAAGGAGCTGACCAGTGGGAAGTTATAGAATTTCCTGCAATTTTACCTAGTGGAGGTCCCCTTTGGAAAGAATTTTGGAAATTAGAAGAACTTGAAAGTATAAAAGCTTCGGTAAGTCCATCTAAATGGGCTGCACAATACATGCAAAGACCTACAGGGGAAGGTATTTCTATTATTCCTAAAGATTGGTTTATGGTTTGGGAAGAAAATAAACCACCTAAATGCGATTATATAATTCAATCATACGATACAGCGTTTTTAAAATCCGAAAGAGCTGACTTTACAGCTATTACAACTTGGGGAGTTTGGTACCCTGAGGGTAAAATCGGTGATGAAATGTACGCAGGTAACGAAGCACATTTAATTTTAATAGATTGTATAAAAGAACGTTTTGATTTTCCTGAATTAAAACAAGAAGCGTTACGTTTATATGATTATTGGGAACCAGATACTGTAATTATTGAAGCAAAAGCTAGTGGTATTCCGTTAGTACAAGAATTAAGACGTATGGGTATACCTGTAAACACTTTTAGTCCAGGAAAAGGTCAAGATAAGATTGCAAGATTAAATTCTGTATCTCCAATTTTTCAAGATGGACGTGTTTGGGTGCCTGATAATCGTTTTGGTGAAGAACTTATGGAAGAAGTTTCAGATTTTCCAGCAGGTGAAAACGATGACCTTGTTGATGCTACAACTTTAGCATTAGCTAGGTTTAGAGAAGGTGGTTTTTTACAATTAAGTTCTGATTATTTTGAAGAAGAAACACCATTTGTGGGGGAAAGGGTTTATTATTAATAAAAATAGGTTATGATTTGAAAATATGGCAATAGAAAAACAACCTTTATCAGCTGTTCCTATGCAGGAAGAAGCTATAGAACTTGAAATTATGCCTCAGGTAGAGGAAGAAACAGAATTATTTGTACAACCTGACGGCTCAATTATTCGAGGCAGTGAAATGCCTGAACAAACTACTTCAAAGTTTGGAGAAAATTTAGCAGAAACTTTAGATGAACGTGAATTAAACACAATAGCTAATGAATTAATTGGTAGTTTTGAAGATGATTTAGATTCTCGTAACGATTGGTTTCAAACTTATACCGAAGGATTAGATTTATTAGGAATAAATGCTGATTCTCGTTCTCAACCTTTTATTGGAGCGTCAGGTGTGCATCATCCGATACTCGCAGAAGCTGTAACGCAGTTTCAAGCACAAGCATATAAAGAAATGTTACCAGCAGGAGGACCTGTTGATACAGAAGTTTTGGGTATAAGTGATAATGCTAAAATGGAAAAAGCAAATAGAGTTAAAAACTTTATGAATTATCAGATAACTTACAAAATGGAAGAATATGACCCAGAAATGGACCAATTATTATTTTATCTTCCGTTATCTGGTTCAGCATTTAAGAAAATTTATTACGACCCTGCCGTTGGACGGGCAGTAGCAAGGTTTGTTAAGTCAGAAGATTTAGTTGTTCCGTATTACGCAGTAGATTTATTAACTTCCCCACGTATTACTCACGTAATTCATATGAATGAGAACGAATTACGTAAATTACAGATTTCAGGATTCTATAAAGACGTCGAAATGATGTCTCCAGGAAGTGTAGAACAGGAAACAGACGTTGATGAGAAGCTAGATGAGTTACAAGGGTTAAGTAGAACCATATCTGATGAAGAATACACGCTTTTAGAGATGCATGTTGACCTAGATTTAGAAGGATATCAAGATTTAGACGAAAATGGAGAAGAAACAGGTGTAGCTTTGCCTTATATCGTAACTATTTGTAAAGATAACAACAAAATTTTGTCAATTAGACCAAATTATGACGAAAATGACCCGATGAAGAAGAAAATCGAGCATTTTACTCATTATAAGTTTCTTCCAGGACTTGGATTTTACGGTTTTGGCTTAATTCACATGATGGGGGGCTTAACAAAGTCAGTTACGGCAATTTTGCGTCAATTAATAGACGCAGGAACACTTTCTAACCTTCCAGCAGGTTTTAAATCACGAGGATTAAACATTCAACGTCATGATGACCCCTTACAGCCTGGAGAATGGCGAGATGTTGATGCTCCTGGTGGTAGATTGCAAGACGCTTTCCTTCCTTTGCCATATAAAGAGCCAAGTGCGACATTATCTACTTTACTAGGAGCATTAGTTGAATCTGGTAAAAGATTTGCAGCTACAGTAGAAAATCCAACAGCAGATGGTAATTCTGAAGCACCTGTAGGTACTACAGTAGCATTGATGGAAAAAGGACAAAGAATTATGTCCGCTATTCATAAAAGATTGCATTATGCACAAAGATGTGAATTTAAAATTTTAAAAAGAGTATTTGGTGAATTTTTACCGCAACAATACCCTTATCAAGTACAAGGAGCTTCTGAAAACGTATTTAAAGAAGATTTCGATAATTCTGTAGATGTTATTCCTGTTAGTGACCCTAATATCTTCAGTATGACGCAACGTATTACGTTAGCACAAACACAATTACAAATGGCACAAGCAGCACCAGAATTACATGATTTAAGAGAATCTTATAAGAAAATGTATATAGCTTTGAATATTAAAGATATTGATGCATTATTACCTCCAGAAGCTGAAGTACCCCCACGAGACCCAATCAGTGAACAACAAGCTGCTTTAACAGGAGACCCAATAAAAGCTTTTGATTTTCAAAACCATGAGGCATATATTGCAAGTCATAGTGCGTTTTTACAAAACCCTATGGTACAATCAAACCCTCCTGTAGCTCAGATAATAACAGCTAATATACAAGAACATCAGTCTATGTTATATAAACAACAAATAGAACAAGCTATGGGTCAGCCTTTACCTCCTGTGGAAGACGGTCAAATGCCACCTGAAGTTATGAACCAAATAGCTATGATGGCAGCACAAGCAACACAACAAGTTACAGGTCAAGCACAAGCAATGGCACAAGCACAAGCAATGGCACAAAGAGACCCACAAATGGAAATGTTCCAACAACAGTTGCAATTAGAAAAAGAACAACTAATGCAAAAAGAACAAGAAGACATACGTGATAAAGAAGTACAGCTTACAAAAGCTGAACTAGACGCACAAATTAAACGTGAGAAAATAGAAGCTGATGCTAAGAAAGAAGATACTAAAGCTGCTATTGATTTACAAGAATTAGAGCAAAAGTCTAAAGCTGATGCTGATAAAAACTTTACTGAATTAGTTAAAACTGTTCGGGATAGTAGAAATAAAAATGGAGAAAAATAATGCATAGAAATAAAGAATATCCAGCACCGTCTAAAAAAGTTAGTAGACCTGCACCTAGTGAGCCTAAAATGGTTAACACAACTAGAACAGAGTCTGTTAAAGAAGGTGAGTGCTTAGATACGTCTGAAAAAGCTAAAGTAAAAGCAGCTTATGGACAGACTAAAGGACTTCTTTGGTATAGATACATTAAATAAATGGACTATATCTTAGCTACGGAGCATTTGCTTCGTAAATACCGTGAGAGAAAAGAAGCTCTCACGCAAACATTGGCTTCTGGAAGTATTGAGAATTTTGAACAATACCAAAGGATAGTCGGTGAAATAGCAGGATTGAATTTAGCAGAACAAGAAATTCAATCTTTACATTCTAATATGGAGGATGCACAATGAATAACAAAGTTATTCCAAACAGAGTAGATAATTTTGGTAGTGATACGTTAAAAGAAGAATTATCAGAAAACGAAATTACACCAGAAAACTACGAATCTCATGCAGATAAGTTACCACGTCCTACGGGGTATCGTATCTTAATTTTACCTTTTACACTGCCTACTACAACTAAAGGTGGTATACAACTTGCTAGACAAACTATCGACAAAGAACGTTTAGCTACTGTTGTAGGTCATGTAGTTGCTTTAGGTCCAGACGCCTATGCGGACACTATTAAGTTTCCAGAAGGTCCTTGGTGTAAAAAAGGTGATTGGGTAATCTTCGGCAGATATGCAGGTGCTCGTTTTCAAATAGAAGGTGGCGATATGCGACTTTTAAATGATGATGAAATACTTGCTGTTGTTGATGACCCTGAAGCAGTAATATCATAATTAACAGGAGAAATTATGCAAAATAATGAAGCAGAAAAAATAGAATTAGAACTTCCAGAAGGGGAAGTCGATATTCATGAAGCAGATGTTGATGATTCTATAAAAGAAGAAACAGCACCTGTCGTCGAAGATAAAGACGAATTAGACCAAATTAGTGATTCAGTACAAAAACGTATTGATAAACTAACTTATAAAATGCGAGAAGCAGAAAGACAGCGAGATGAAGCTGTAAATTATGCTCAAAGCATTAATGCCAGTAATAGTCAGCTAAAAGAAAAATTAAAGAATTCTGATTCTTCCCTTTTCAAAGAGTACGACAATAGGGTACAATCAGAAATAGCAGGAGCCAAAATTTTATTAAAAGAGGCTCAAGACGTAGGAGATGGTGCTGCTATTGCGGATGCAACAGAGAAACTTTCTAGAGCTAGTGCTGAAGCAGAAAACCTTAGAAGGTTAGCTGCACAACAAGCAGTTAGAGAAAAGAATGCTTCTCAAGAAGTTCCAAAAGAAGATTACCAACCTACACTGCAACCTCAGGCTGCAAAACCTGACCCTAAGGCAGAAGAGTGGGCTGAGAAAAATAAATGGTTTGGAGATGACCAAGCAATGACGTTTGCAGCATTCGGAATACATAAACAATTAGTTGAAAGTGGTTATGACCCTTCTTCTGATGACTATTACGCTGAAGTTGATAGACAAATGCAAGATAATTTTCCACACAAGTTTTCGCAAGAGCAATCTGCCCCCGTGCAACAGGTTGCTGCCTCCAGCAGAGGTGCTGGTGGTAAGAAGTCATCACGCAAAATTAAGTTGACACCAAGTCAAGTAGCAATAGCTAAAAGACTTAATGTGCCACTAGAAGAATATGCTAAGCATATTGAAGGAGTATAAAATGACAGATGATATTAAAAATCCAGAAGTCGTAACAGACAGAAACTCTAGGTCTGCAGAGACACGTGAAACTCAAACACGCAGAACGCCTTGGAAACCCCCGTCAATGTTAGACGCACCAGAACCACCTCCTGGATATCAATTCAGGTGGATTCGTGAAGCTACTAGAGGACAAGATGATAAATCTAATATGTCTAAACGTATTAGAGAGGGATATGAGCCTGTGAGAGCAGAAGATTATCCTGATTTCGAAGCACCTACTATAGATAACGGAGCGAATAAAGGAGTTATTGGGGTTGGAGGTTTAATCCTCGCTAAAGTACCAGTCGAAACCGCAAGTGAGCGTACAGCTTATTTTCAAGACCAAGCAAAATCAGCTATGGACGGAGTAGACCACAACTATATGCGAGAAAGCGATGCTAGAATGCCTATTAAAGATAGTGATATCCAAAGGAGTTCTAAAGTTGCGTTCGGTAGTAAACCTACTGATAAAGGAACTTAATAATAACAATGTATTTAGACTTAGGAGATAATCATGGCTAATACTAATAAACCAGATGGATTTACCCCAGCGTATCACATCTATGGTGGTGTTATTCGTCCTGCAAAAATGAGAATCGCTAGTGGTTACGGAACTGCTATTTATAGTGGTGATGTAGTTACTCTTTCAAGTGGTTACGTTCAACAAGCAGGAGCGACTGATACACCTGTAGGTGTTTTTTACGGGGTATTCTATAATGCCTCAGACGGTACTCCAACTTTTTCAAAAGTTTGGACTGCCTCTACGGCGACACAAGGAAGTGCCGATGCAGAAGCTCTCGTTTACAATGACCCTGGAATTGTATACGAAGCACAATTTACAGCAGGAACACCTGCAGTAAGCTTCATCGGTAACAAATACACTCTTTCTACAACTGCGGGTTCTTCGCTCAATGGTAGGTCAAAAGAGGGTGTGACTGCAACAACATCAAGTGGTGTGGCGTTATGTGTAGGATTCTCATCTACTCCAAGCAATTCGATTGGACAGTATGCAAGAGGATTATTCACATTCCCAACTAACACCTTTGCTGTATAATCTAAGGAGAATAGATAATGGCGATTAACAGAGCACAACTAGTCAAAGAACTAGTACCTGGACTCCATGCTCTCTTTGGATTAGAGTATGAGAGATACAATAATGAGCACGAAGACATCTTCGACACCGAGAGTTCTGAAAGAGCGTTCGAGGAAGAAGTAATGTTAAGTGGGTTTGGTGAAGCACCGATTAAAGGCGAGGGAGCTGCTGTCATTTATGATACTGCTCAAGAAGCTTGGACATCACGTTTCACACATGAAACCATAGCATTAGCATTTGCGTTAACTGAAGAAGCTATCGAAGATAACCTCTACGATACACTTTCTTCAAGATACACAAGAGCTTTAGCAAGGTCAATGCAACAAACTAAACAAGTGAAAGCAGCTAACGTATTAAACAATGCGTTTAGTTCTTCATATGTTGGTGGTGATGGAAAAGAGCTTTGTGCTACAGACCATCCTACTGTAGGAAACATTGATTTAGCTAATGAACTATCTACGTCTGCAGACCTCAATGAAACTTCTCTTGAACAATCATTAATTGATATTTCAGGATTTAAAGATGAAAGAGGATTAAAAATTAATGCACAAGCGAAAAAATTAATTATTCCGCCTGCATTACAATTTGTAGCAGATAGGCTAATGGAAACTCCTGGAAGAGTTGGTACTTCCGATAATGATATTAACGCAATCAGAAACATGGGTATGGTTTCTGAAGGTTATGTAGTAAATCATTATCTTACAGATACTGATGCTTTCTTCCTCAAAACTGACGTTCCTAACGGACTTAAACACTTCGTTAGAACTCCTGTATCAACTAGTATGGAAGGAGACTTCGAAACTGGTAATGTAAGATACAAAGCTAGAGAACGTTACAGCTTTGGTTGGAGTGACTGGAGAGGTATCTTTGGTTCACCTGGAGCATAATTCACTTTCGTGAAAATTTAAGGGGGCTTCGGTCCCCTTTCTTTTTTACAATTTATGGTATATCATGAGGACAGTTCTAGGGAATATATTAATTATCTATCGACTGCCCTAGCAGACAAGCCAAGACGATAGAATTTATTAAGGAGACTTAGTATGGCAAAATCAACCTTTTCAGGTCCCGTACAATCATTAGCGGGATTTATATCAGCAGGTAATGCAAACGTAGTTAGTTTAACAGCAGATACTACATTAACAGTAGCAGCGCATGCAGGAAAAATATTAACTTGTAATGATGCAGACGGTAAATTTACTTTACCTAGTATTGTAGCAACTGCTCCAGGAAGAGACGATGACCCTAATCAAACAAATAATTTAGGTGCGTCTTTCTTTTTCGTAGTTGAAACAGCAGCAACAGACATGGATATTTTAACTGATGGAACTGATAAGTTCGTAGGTGGTCTTTATACAGGTAAAGATGACAGTACAGGTAAAACATTTATATCTGGTGCATCTAACGATGTAATTACTATGAATGGTTCTACTAAAGGCGGACTAGCAGGTAGTATTGTAAAAGTTACTGCTATGGCATCAGCAAAATACGCTGTAGAAGGCATAATATTAGGGTCTGGTACTATAGTTACACCATTTGCTGACGCATAATAGGAGGCTACTATGAGTTCATCAGATGTAAAAGCATCTAAAGCTTTAACTGCAACTGGACAACTTCAAGGTTTTATTGGTGATAATGCAGGCACTGCAACTAATTTAGGACCTATAAGAATTCAATCAGTACAAGCACAATCAAGTGATGCAGACGCAGAAATTAAAATATATGACGGTACAAGTGCTTCAAGTACAAAACTGTTAATACATTTTAAATTTGGTTCAGCAGCTAATGAGAGTTTTGACCACTATATACCTAATGACGGTGTGAGGTTTAAAACTGGGGCTTATGTAGTATTAGCTAATTGCGACTTCTTTGTAGTATATTACAACTAATATGGCAACCTCAGGAACTCGTGCATTTAGTTTAGATGTAGCGACCGCAATCGAAGAGGCGTACGAACTTGCAGGTTTGGAAGCTCGTACGTCTTATGATGCAATAACTGCAAGACGTTCTTTAAATATTATGTTTGCTGACTGGTCAAACAGAGGCATACAGATGTGGGAAATAAATAAAGTAGAACTTACTTTAACAGAAGGAACTAGTGAATACACTATTAATGCTTTCGATATTGACATCTTAGACGCTTATATACAAAAAACTGTAAATAGCGTAGTTACTGACCATTCAATAGATAGAATAGATAGAAATGAATTTATAGGTATACCTAATAAATCAACAAAAGCTAGACCAACTGAATATTGGTTAGAACGATTAAAAACACCTGTAATACATCTTTATCCAACACCAGAGAACTCAACGGACAAACTCATTTACTATGTTTGGCGTAGAATAGAAGACGCAGACGCTGCAATACAAGATATAGATATTCCTAGTAGGTTTATGCCATGTTTAGTTTCAGGATTAGCTTACTATTTGTGTTTAAAAAAGAATACACAAAAATTACCGATTATAAAACAACAATATGAACAAGATTTATTAAATGCTCTCAGATACGATGAGGATAGGTCTCCGTTAAAAATAGTACCTAAACACGAGTATATATAATGAGCTACGCTTCGGGTAAATACGCTAAGTTTGTTTGTGATACTTGCGGTTGGGCTTTTCCATATAAAACATCTAAAATGACTTGGGATGGAAATAGAGTTTGTGACGAATGTTATGAGCCTAAACATCCACAATTAGACCCAATAAGTGTAGGAGCTGATGCTGAAGCTCTTTGGAAACCAAGACCAGAAGTAACTTTACCGCAAGCACAACTAGGTTTAGTAAAAACAACAAATCAATCTGCCAGCGGTATGACTTTTCAAAGCGACCCTATTGGTAGTAAACTAGAAGGTATAGAAACCAATGGTGAGGTTGGAAACGTAACAGTGAGTATAACATAATGGCAGGATTTACATATAGTGGGCTAAAAACCGCAATACAAAATTATTTAGATAGCACAGAAACAACATTTACAAATACTTTAGATACGTTCATTCAAACAACAGAAGAACGTATATTAAAATCAGTAGAACTACCTGTTTTTAGAAAAAATGTGGGAGGTACTATGACGCAAAACAATACGTATCTATCAACACCTGATGATTTTTTATCTCCGTATAGTTTAGCTGTTATAGATGGAAGTAATCTTTATTCTTATTTATTATTAAAACAAGTTTCTTTTATAAGAGATTACACCCCAGCAGCAGCAACAACAGGCAAACCCCTTTACTATGCACAGTTTGATGATAATACATTTATAGTAGCACCGACTCCTGATAGTAATTATTCTGTAGAACTTCATTATAATTACAGACCTAATTCATTAACAACAGTAGGAGACAGTAATCAAAGTTGGCTTTCTGAAAATGCCCCTAATGCTATGTTGTATGGTTCATTAGTAGAAGGAGCTGTGTTTTTAAAACATGACCCAAATACCATAGGGTTATATGAAAGTAAATTTCAAGAAGCTTTAGCTACATTAAAATTATTAGGGGAATTTAAAAACGTTAGAGATGAAGCTAGAAATGACCAAATAAAAATAATGTCAAAAGGAGTAGATAGTGTTTAGTGTAGAAGTAGTACCTACAATAGGTGATGTAAATGTTCAAACAACAAAAAATAAAGGTTTAAGTCCAGAATATTGGACAGAAAGAATAATGGAAAGACTTATCAGTATTAGCGATAACGCAGACCCTATGGTCAAAGCACAAGCACAAGCGTTTAAAGATAATATGACACAAGTCGTTTTGTTATATATGAAACAAGCTATTGTTAGCGATAGGTCAACAGTAGCAGGTTTATTAGAAAAACAAGGTCATAAAGATATGGCTGAAATCATAAGGAGGCTGTAATGGCAATAACCCAAGCAATGTGCACATCTTTCAAACAAGAACTATTGGAAGGTGTTCATAATTTTAAAAATAGTGGTGGTAGCACTTTTCAATTAGCTTTATATACAAGTAGTGCTTCTTTAGGTGCGGCAACCACTGCATACACAACTTCAAATGAAGTTAGTGGCACGAACTATTCGGCAAAAGGAGGAACTTTAACAAGAGTTGACCCTTCTACATCGGGTACAACTGCTTTAACTGATTTTGCAGATTTAACATTTAGTTCTGCTACTATAACTGCTAATGGAGCAATGATATTTAACGACAGTGCGTCTGGAGACCCTGCTGTTTGTATTCTTGCTTTTGGTGGAGATAAAACCTCGACTAATGGAGATTTTACAATACAATTTCCTACAGCAGATGCATCAAACGCTATTATAAGAATAGCTTAAATAAATGTCCGTAGGTTGGGGACGTGGTGCTTGGGGCTCCGATGTATGGGGAGGAATTTCTGTATCCGTCTCTGTAACAGGACTTAGTGCAACGTCTGCACTTGGCGATGAAACAGTAATAGCTAAAGCTGTAGTAGTCACTACAGGAGTCGCAGGAACTTCAGCACTTGGTGACGAAACTGTTGTCGCAAAGGCGTTAATTAGTGTTACTGGTGTTAATGCAACTTCAGCACTTGGTGACGAAACTGTTGTAGCAACAGCCAGCACTTCTGTTTCAGGTAATGTAGGTACTTCTGCTTTAGGTGACGAAACTGTGACTGCAGGAGCAGATGTTTCTGCGTCAGGAAATGTCGGTACATCTGCATTAGGAAATGCTATTACTGCAGGTGCAGCAGTAACAGGTGTTTCTGGTTCCGCTTCAGCAGGAACATTAGGAGATGAATCAGTTACAGCAGGAGCTAATACAGCAGTAACAGGAAATACAGCAACATCTGGATTAGGCTCAGTTAGTGTTACTTCAGATAATAATATAAGTGTTACAGGCAACGAAGGGACTACTGCACTTGGTAACGAAACAGTAATATCAAAAGCTGTAATAATACTTACAGGAGTAAGTGCAACAGGTGTGGCTAATATAGTTAATGTATGGGGATTAGTAGATGATGCTCAAACTGCAAATTATTCTAATATTTCTACCACACAAACACCAAATTATAGTAATATTACAGACACACAAAGTCCTGATTGGAAAGAAGTTGCTTAAAGTTTTGAAAAATATAGTGTACAATCAAATAAGTGGAGGAATAAATGGCAACATACGTAAATGATTTAAGGTTAAAAGAAATAGCTACAGGTGACGAATCTGGAACTTGGGGAACAAGTACTAATACTAATTTAGAACTTATTGCAGAAGCATTTAGTTACGGTACAGAAGCTATAACTTCAAACGCAGACACACATGCAACCACAATAGCAGACGGTTCTACTGACCCTGGACGTTCGCTATATTTAAAATATACAGGTGCTCTTGATAGTGCTTGTACTATTACTATTGGACCAAACACAGTATCAAAAATGTGGTTTATAGAAAATGCCACATCAGGTTCACAAAATATTATTATATCGCAAGGTAGTGGCGCTAATGTAACTATACCAGCAGGAGACGTAAAAGTAGTTTATTCTGATGGTGCAGGTTCAGGTGCAGCAATAGTAGATGCTTTTGCTAGTCTTAGCACTGTAGATTTAAAAGTACAAGATGATTTAACAGTTACAGATGATGTAAGTATAGGCGGAGACGCAGCAGTTACGGGAGCTTTAACTGGTGGTACTGTTAATGGCGTAGGTATAAATGCAATAGAAACTGAAAGTATATTAATAAGTAATGATGGTGGCACAGGAACTATTAGTTCTGCCCTTAGAAATACAGGCTTTGGTTATGAAGCATTTGATGATTTAACATCTGGAGATGATAACACAGCTGTTGGTCGTAGAGCTTTAACTAAACTTACAACTGGCTCAAACAATATAGCAGTAGGCTCGGGATGTGTTGAACTTAATACAACTGGAAGTGATAATACAGCTGTTGGTTATACAGCTTTGTATGCTAATACTACAGCAAGTAGCAATACAGCAGTTGGTAAAGCAGCTTTATCTACTAATACCACAGGAGGACAAAATGTAGCAGTTGGTGCAGGTTCACTAGATGCGAATACTACAGGTCAAAATAATGTTGCTGTTGGACATGACTCATTATCAGGTAATACGACTGGAGAACAAAATGTAGCAGTAGGACAAAAAGCATTAGAAGCCAACACAACAGCAGACAATAATACTGCTGTAGGTCTTGTTGCTCTCACATTAAATACAACTGGAGCAGAAAATACAGCAATAGGAAAAGGAGCTTTATCTGCAAATACCACAGCATCTAATAATACTGCTGTTGGTTATCATGCTCTTGATTTAAATACTACTGGTGCTGGAAATGTTGGGATAGGAACAAATGCATTAGCAGCTAACACTACTTCTAATAACAATGTTTCAGTTGGATATGATTCTCTTGCAGCTAATACTACAGGTGGACCAAATACTGCAGTTGGTAAAGGGTCTTTAAATGCAAATACAACTGGAGATAATAATACAGGATTAGGTAGAGCAGCATTAGCTAATAATACAACAGCAGATAATAACACAGCAGTTGGTCATTATGCTTTATTAACAAATAGTACAGGTACTTATAATACAGGTTTAGGTGCTTATGCTTTACAAGCAAATACAACAGCAAATTCCAATACAGCTATTGGTTATGTTTCTATGTATGCAAATACTACAGGCAGACAAAATGTGGCAGTAGGATATGCTAGTCTTGATGCCAATACAACTGGACAAAATAATGTTGCTATTGGACACGATGCTCTTTCTGAGAATACTACAGCAGATGAAAACACAGCAGTTGGTGCTTTTGCTTTAAATGTTAATACAACTGGTGCTGCTAATACAGCAGTTGGTTTATATTCTTTAATTGCTAATACTACAGCATCAAACAATACTGCTGTTGGCAGAAGTGCTTTGCAAAATAACACTACTGGTGCTTCAAATACGGCAGTTGGTAATTATTCTCTAGATGCCTGTACAACAAGTGGTAGTAATACAGCTTTAGGCTATGGAGCTATGAGTGGATTAACAACATCAGGTGGTGGTAATACTTCTGTTGGTACTAATTCTTTACTTTCATGTACTACTGGTGATTCAAATAGTATTATGGGTTATGAAGCTGCTGAAGATTTAACTACTGGTTCTCATGCTGTTTTCTTAGGTTATAGAGCAGCTATGAACTCAACTACAGGTAATTATAATGTTGTTATAGGTAGTAATACTTGTGCCAATATGACAACAGGTAGTAATAATACTGTTATAGGTTATGGTGCTGGTTCTGGTATATCAGGTTCAAGTAATAGTGTATTATTAGGTTTTGATGCTGAAACAAGTGCTGGTGGTCATAGTGAATTAGTTTTAGGAGCTAATTCAGTTGGTAAAGGAGATAATACAGGATTTATAAATCCTCCATCAAGTGGTAGTTTATATCAAGGTAATAACTCATCAGCTTGGGCAACAACTTCTGACAGAAGAATTAAAAAGAATATAGTAGATAATAACATAGGTCTTGATGCTATAAATGAAATACAAGTTAGAAACTTTGAATATAGAACTGAAGATGAAATAACTGATTTTGAAAATACTAAATCAGCAGTAGTAAATAAAGAAGGAATACAACTCGGTGTAATAGCACAAGAAATAGAAACAGTTTTACCAGATATGGTTGAAACACAATCAACAGGAGTAAAAACTGTAAACCCAGATAACATGACATGGTATCTTGTAAACGCAGTAAAAGAACTTTCTGCACAAGTAGAAGAATTAAAAGCTAAATTAAACGAAGGAGAATAATATGGCACAAACAGTAACAGAATGTCTTAATATAGCTATGGACAGCGTTAATTTAATTGATGGGGTTAAAGCTGGAACTTGGGATGTTGTAGGCATGACACAAGCTGAAATAAACGAAATGGTACAAAGAAATGTAGACCATTTAGAACTTATTTTAGAATACGCACCTGTTGATAGTGATGATGAAACACCTAATGTAAAAGCCTCATCAAGTAGTAAAAAAACTGATTGCACAAATGCTATTACTACAGGTAAAGCATATATAGCAGCTAATTAACAGGAAATAAAAATGACAGAAGAAAATAAAGCTATGGTAGGAGATAAAGAAATATTAGAATCAGAAATGACTGATAAACAAAAATATCTTGCTAACCAAATAACTAATTTAAGACAAAAAAGAGAGCAGATGTTGTTTGATTTAGACCAAGTAGACGCTGCTTTGAATGTTTTTCAAAATAATTTTATAGCTTCAACTAAAGAAGAATCCGAACAAATTTTAAAGGAGGAAAAATAAAATGATGTGGTTAAATATAATTATGTGGGTTACAGCTATAATTTCTATAGCTTCTGTTGTAGCCGCGATTACACCAACACCTAAAGATAATCATTGGTTAAAACCAATTTATAACGTTATTGATTGGTGTGCTTTAAATATAGGTAAAGCCAAGGAAAAGTAATGCCTACCGTAAAGGATGCATTAGCAGAACTTAATGCACATGAAAGAGAATGTGCTATTCGTTATGAATATATAGAAAAAAGATTAGACGAAGGTTCTGCTAAATTTAAAAGATTAGAAATGTTGTTATGGGGAGTTTATCCTTTTATACTAGGGTCTATAGTTTTCGCTAGTTTTATATAGGAGATAGACGTGCCTTTACAAAAATTTTTATTCAAACCAGGAATAGATAAAGAAACAACTTCTTATACAAACGAAGGTGGTTGGTTTGATAGTAATTTAGTTCGTTTCCGTAAAGGTGTTCCTGAAAAAATAGGTGGTTGGGTAAAAAGAACTTCTAATACTTTTATATCTAAAGCTAGAGCTTTACTAGGTTGGACTGCTTTAAACGGTATAAAATATATAGGTATAGGAGCTACACAAAAATATTACGTGTTAGAAGGAGATAATTATTACGATATTACTCCTATAAGAAAATCTTCAACTAATAGTATTACATTCGCAGCAACTAATGGTAGTTCAACTATAACAGCTACCGACAGTAATCATGGTGCCGTAAAAAACGATTTTGTTACATTTAGTGAGGCTGTAAGTTTAGGCGGCAATGTAACTGCTGCTGTACTTAACCAAGAATATCAAATAGTTTCTGTGCCTGATTCTAATACATATACTTTTGTTGCTAAAGATACTGACGGTAATACTGTTACAGCTAATTCTAGTGATAGTGGTAACGGTGGTTCTGCTGTAGACGGAGCATATCAAATTAACGTGGGTTTAGATGTTTATGTGCCGTCTACTGGTTGGGGTTTAGATACATGGGGAGCAGGAACTTTTGGCTCAGCTTCTTCTTTATCTGTAACGAATCAATTAAGACTTTATTCACACGATAATTTTGGTGAAGATTTAGTAATTAATGTAAGAAACGGTGGTGTTTATTATTGGGACGCAAGTAGTGGTACTTCTACTAGAGCTATTCCTTTATCTTCTTTAACTAATGCAAATTTAGCTCCTACTGTAGCATTACAAGTTTTAGTAAGTGATATTGATAGACACGTTATTTGTTTAGGAGCAGACCCTATAGAGGGTGAAAGTCGAAGTGGCGTGATAGACCCAATGTTAGTTGCTTTTAGCGACCAAGAAAGAGCAGAGGAATGGGAACCTAAATCTACTAACACTGCAGGCTCTATGCGATTATCAGCAGGCTCTTCAATTATTGGAGGAATAAGAGCTAGGCAAGAAACATTAATTTGGACAGATACTGCGTTATATAGCATGCAGTTTATAGGGCAACCGTTTACTTTTGGAATTAATTTAGTAAATGAAGGTATAGGATTAGTTGGTCCTAATGCTGCTATTAATACTCCTAAAGGAGTTTTCTGGATGGATAAAAAAGGTTTTTATAATTATTCAGGACAAGTTCAGAATGTTCCATGTTCTGTAAAAAATTACGTATTTAGTGATATAAATGAAACTCAAAGTTTTCAAATATTTGCTTTTATAAATAAAGCTTTTAATGAAGTAGGTTGGTTTTATTGTTCATCTTCTACTACTTCTATAGATAGATATGTCGTTTTTAATTATAACGAAAATGCATGGTCAATAGGACAGTTATCGAGAGAAGCTTGGTTAGACGAAGGAGTTTTTGATACCCCTATAGCTTCGTACACTTCTTCGAATACAAGTTATTTATATAATCATGAAGTAGGTAACGACGATGACGGTTCTGCTATGCAAAACGTGTTTATAGAATCAAGTGATTTCGATTTAGACCCTGCTGGTGAAAATTTTCAAGCAGTAAGTAGAATAATACCCGACGTTAATTTTACAGGAACAGGTTCAACAGGAAGTTCAGGACAAAAATTAGATTTTGTTTTAAAAAGAAGAAACTTTCCTGGAGAAGATTTAACTACAGTAACTACAGCTTCTTGTTTTTCTAATACAACTAAATTAGATACTAGGTTACGTGGAAGACAACTAGTGTTAAGAGTTCAATCTAATGATGATAATCTTAATGATTTAGGTATGGGTTTTAGATTAGGTGCGACTAGGTTTGACATAAAACCTGATGGAAAACGATAATGGCTAAATTATTACAAACAAAACTGCCTGAAGCTATAGGACCTGTAGACCCTGCACTTTTCAATAGACTGGTTAGAGTGTTAGAACTATCTTTAAATTCAAAAGATGTTGACGCTACACTTACAGTAAATGAAACACAAAGAAATTTAAATAAATTTAATAAAGGCGATATAATTTATAATTTGAGTACAGACCAGTTACAATTATGGAGTGGTGTAGAATGGATAGACTTATACAGTGGAGAAGAAAATGGAGTTCAGGGAACAACAACTCTGGGCAAAGTAACAATACAAACAAACGGAGCGACGATAGTACCAATAAGATGAATATAGATAAACTTAGAGAAGAACTTACTTTTGATGAAGGTTTAGTAGAAAAAATATATTTAGACCATTTAGGTTATCCAACATTTGGTATAGGTCATTTAATTTTAAAAACAGACCCAGAATATGGTCAAGAAGTAGATACACCAGTATCTGAAGATAGAATAAAAGAATGTTTTGAAAAAGACATAGCGATTGTTACTACCGAACTAGATAGAAATCTTAAATGGTGGATTCATCTACCAGAAGATATACAAAGGGTATTGGCGAATATGTGTTTTAATTTAGGTATTACGCGATTATTAAAGTTTAAAAAGTTTTTAGCTGCATTAGAGGAACATAATTGGGAAACTGCTGCAGTTGAAATGTTAGACAGTCGTTGGGCTACACAAGTAGGTCCACGTGCTGTTAGATTAAAAAATAGAGTATTAAAAGGAGAATAATATGCCAAAAGTAGGAAATAAAAAATTTTCATATACTAAAAAAGGAAAAGCAGCAGCTAAAGCTTATAAAAAGAAAATAATGAAGAAAAAGAAAAAATAGGGGTAAATATGCCTAGAAAAAAATCAAGCAGTAAATATCATACAACTAAAGACGGTAGACGAGCTAAAAAAGGTCTTTACTATAACATAAATAAAAAACGTAAAGAAGGCAGAAAAATGCGTAAAAAAGGTGCTAAAGGTGCACCAACAGCCGCTGCTTTTAAACGTTCTGCTAAAACAGCTAAGAAACCTAAGAAGAAAAGTAAGAAAAAATAATGCCTAAAAAACGTAAAGAAAAATCTATAAGGCGTACTACTAAAGGTAAAGGAGCTAATTACAGACCTACTAAAAAAGGTGCTGGAATGACTGCTAAAGGTGTTAGAGCCTATAGAAAAGCTAATCCTGGTTCAAAATTAAAAACTGCTGTAACAGGCAAAGTAAAAAAAGGTAGTAAAGCAGCAAAAAGAAGAAAGTCTTTTTGTGCTAGGTCTAAGGGTTGGAAAGGTGAAAGAGGTAAAGCAGCTCGTAGAAGGTGGAAATGTTAAATGGCTAAAGCACCAGACTCATTCGTATACAACGCAACGCTAGAACGTATAGTTGATGGAGATACATTTGACTGCACTTTAGATTTAGGTTTCGATGTAAAACTACATAAACAACGTGTTAGGCTCGCAGGCATAGATACACCAGAATCTAGAACTAGAGATTTAGCAGAAAAGAAACTAGGACTTGCTGCAAAAGCAAGGTTAAAAGAATTATGTATTGGTAAAATACAAGTTAAATCTTTAGGTAAAGGTAAATACGGTCGTATCTTAGGCATACCCTACGCAGAAGACGGCAGAGATATATGCGATGTTTTAATTAAAGAAGGTCATGCTGTAAAATATGACGGAGGAAAGAAAACTAAAGTCTGGGGTGATTATTAGTGGAACAAGCTGTAACCCTTATACAAGAAGTTGGTTTTCCTATAGCAGCAGCCATAGGTCTTGGTTGGTTTATATATAAATTAGTAATACGTATTGTTGACGGAATGGAACAAAAACTAGATGTTGTTGACGAAAAAGTAGCAGGTCAAATAAACGCTATAGAAGAAAGATTAGGTACTAAATTAGACGCACAACATGGTATTTTGGTAGCATTAATAGATAGAGTGCGAAGTTTAGATAATGAAATAATTAGGCAAGACACTTTAATTAAGACTATACTAGGAGTACCTAATTTAATAGATAGTAGCAAAATAGCTAAAGCTAATAGGGATGACCAAAGGAAAGATTGATTATGAAAGTATATGCAACAGAATTTAAACATGACGGTAAAATATATTCAGGACCTTATATTTATGCTAATTCTTTTGAAGAAGCTGAAATGGAAGCTGTTGTGTATGGGGTAGAAATAGTTGGTCTAATAGAAATAGTTATGAGAGTAGAACACGATTTAGAAGAAAATAGAGTTTTACATTAAACATGGATAAAGAAAAAACTGAAAATATTTGGATATATCGTATAGCAGCATTACTTGGTATTTTCTTTTTTCTTGCAATTTTAACTAATCCTTTATGGGCTGATACTATTACACATGAATTTAAAAACCCTAGCTTTAGTGGTATAAACACCTCGTCACATTATCTTACGATTGAAAACCAAGAGTTTAATCGTAAAATGAGTATTAAAGAAGAAATAAAAGCTTTACAAGAACAAATTGAAAGAGATAAAGAAAACACTACACTTGCTAGATTTATACGTAACCTTGAATCACGTATTTATGCACAGTTATCAAGACAGCTTGTAGAGAACTTATTTGGTGAAACCCCAAGCACTGAAGGAACTTTAACTTTAGAGGGTAACACTATTAAATATAGTATTAAAGATGGAATTATAACTTTGGTGATTACTGATGCAGATGGAAACATTACTGAGATACAGTTACCTATTGGTGATTTTTCTTTCTAGTTGTAGTCTAAACCCTGTTACTATTAATTTAGAAAACGGTAAAAATTTACCTTCTGTTTTAGAAATACAATCCGAAGAATTACTAAATGTAGCACAACCTAAAGTACCCATAGTGGTAGCAGTTTATCCTAATAGTTTTACAGACCAAACAGGACAACGTAAAAGCAATAGTCAGTTTGCACTTTTTAGCACAGCTATCACACAACAACCTAGTCATTTATTAATACGTTCATTAAAAAATACTTCTAATGGTAAGTTTTTTAGAGTAGCTGAAAGAGTTGGTTTAGATAATCTTACAAAAGAAAGACAGCTTATACGTTCTGCTAGAGAACAAAATGAAGAAACAGACGGTCCTAAACCTATAATGCCTTTATTATTTGCAGGTGTATTAATGGAAGGAGCTGTTATTGGATATGATACAAATACTAAAAGTGGTGGTATTGGTGCAAGATATTTGGGTATCGGTAGTAGTAAACAATATAGAGTAGATGAAGTTACTTTGGCTTTACGTATGGTTTCTGTAGCTACGGGAGAAGTTTTAATAGATGTTTTAGTTAGTAAACAAATATACAGTTATGGTCAATCACAGGACGTATTTAAGTTTATAGAAGCAGGTACGGAGCTTGTAGAAATAGAAATGGGTGATGCAGAAAATGAGCCTACAACATTAGCATTACAAAGAGCTATAGAGGAGGCTGTTTTGCAAATAGTCAAAATAGGGTATGATAAAGGTTTTTGGGAGGAAAAAAATGAAAGTACTGATTAGTTTATTTTTAACTGCAGGATTTATTTTTGCAGCTGATAATGAAATACATGTAGACCAAAGCGGTGCAACAGCTAATATAGATTTAGAACAGCTTGGTTCTGGAAATATAATAGGTGGTTTAAATTCTGCGGCAGGTAGTTTAACTGCTTTAGATTTAGACGGTGTTTCGTTAACTCTTGATATTAACCAGTTAGGTGATACAAACAAATTTCTTGGTGATATTTTAGGAGATTCTATAACAGGCTTTTTTGAATTTGATGGAGATAGTAATACGTTTACTATTCAAGGCGACCCAACAAACACCTACGGTATAGATAGTTCAAACTATAATGTAGACGTAACAGGAAGTACAAATACTTTTACTCTTGACCACGGCACTAGTGCTCTTGCTGCTACGTTAGATTTAGATTGGATTATACAAGGTGACGGTAACACTTTTGATTTTGATATAAATTATGACGGTGCTACTAATTATGTTGATGTTGACGGTGATAGTAATACTGTAAACTTTACAGGTTCTGGTTATGCTGGTGGTTATTTTTATTTAGACCAAACAGGAAACAGCAGAACATTTAATATTACACAATCGAGTACATTAGATAATGACTGGCTTAAGATTATATCTATCGGCAATAGTGGTACTGTGTGCGTTATTCAAAACGACCAAGGCACAAGCACAAGCTGTTGATATAGGAGATATATCTGAACTAAATGGTTCAGCACAGATTGTAAGAGATAAACCTTACGACGCTAATTTAAAATTTGCTATACAAAGTAACGACGAAGCTGTAACTACTAATGGTCGTATGGCTATTACTTTTCTTGATTCTTCTACTGTAAAACTTACTGAACATTCACAACTACTCATTGATGAGTATATATACGACCCTGACCCGTCTAAATCTAAAATGGCTCTTACTTTTGGTTTAGGTACAGCTAGGTTTATTACAGGCAATCTAAACCGTATAGATAAACAAAATATACGGTTAAAAACACCTACTGCAAACATTGCTATTCGTGGCACAGATTTTACAGCAACGGTAGATGAGTTAGGACGTAGTCTTATTATTTTACTGCCTGACCCTTTTGGGTTATCTAGTGGCGAAATAGAGGTAGTTACAGCAACAGGAAGTGTTTTATTAAATAAACCTTATCAAGCTACAACTGTTTCTGTTTGGGAAAGCACACCTAGTAAACCTGTCATATTAGATTTAACTTTAGATATTATAGATAATATGTTAATAGTTACGCCACCTAAAGAAGAAAATATTACGCAAGAAGAAACAGCTACAGCTAAAACAGTAAACTTATTAGATTTTAATGATTTAGATATAGATTATTTAGCAGAAGATTTTTTAGAAGACAATAGTTTAGAGTTTACAGAATTAGATATAAATTATCTTGATGTAAATTTTCTTGAAGATTTATTAAATGTACTAGACGCTCTTGCTATAGAAAAAGAAGAAGACCAATTAGCGTTAGCTACAGGTGTGAATGTTTCTGGTACTTTAATAGGTCAAGACCCAGATACACAGATAACTACAATAGTAACAGGACAGGTTATAAGTTTACGTAGGAAAGTAAGTGAGTCTGTGCAATTAGATTTAAATTCAGGAAACGGTTATACAGTAATTTTGATACAAGACGGAGTATCTAATATAATAAAAATCAATGGTGGAGGAGACTCTGTTATAACGATTAACCAAAGTAGCGGATGAAGAAACTTATATTTATATTATTACCTTTATTAGCATTACCTTTATTGTTTCAAAGCACACCTACTGAAATAATTAAATTAAAAACTTTTGATGCTTTAGTAAAAGAACAAAAGCCTAGTGGTAATTTCATGATTCTAAATATAACAGAAGAAGATGTAGAACGAGAAGGCGGTTATCCTTTACCTAGAAAAAGATTAGCTGATATACAATTAGAAATATTAGGCAAAGGTGCATTAGGTGTTGGTTGGGTGATAAGTTTTCCACAACCAGACAGACTTATGGGAGATGAAGATTTTGCAAGGTCTCTTGGCTATGCTCCTAGTGTTTTAGCAACGTTTGAAGACGGCAGTTTAAATTATCCTAAAACAACAGGAACAGTAATTAAAGGTCCTGATGTCGGTGGATTAATGTCTACAGGTGTTAAAGAAAACTTTTATTTATATGATGATATAGCACAAGGAGTTGCTATAGCCCCCACAGAAGTAGACCAACTTGTTAGAAGAATACCTCTATTATTAAAAACGCCTGACGGTTGGTCTCCTTCTTTCGGAGTTCATGTATTAAAAAATTTAACAGGAGCTCGTACTTATATAATTACAACTAACGATAACGGGGTACAAGAAATAGCTGTTAGAGGAATACCACCAGTTAAAACCGATAGTCTTGGTCGTAAATGGGTATCGTGGGTAAAAACAGAAGAAACAGATTTACAAGAAATGAATGTTAATGGTAAGTTTGTGTTTGTAGGTGTTACTGCTAATGGTGTAATGCCACAAATAGCTACGCCTGTTGGACTTCTTGAACCACATAAAATACAAGCAGCGTTAGCAGAATCGATACTTATACAAAATAGTCCTTATGTTCCTGATTATGCGTTAGCTTTAGAACTTTTAATATTTATAGTATCTGTAGGGCTCGTATGGGCGTTTATAAGCTATTTAGGAATAACTTGGGGCGTAGTCTTAGGTTTATTAACTATGGGATTAACGGGCTTATACGGGGCTTATACGATAGGTGCAGGTCTTTTAATAGACGTAACGTGGGCTTTAATAAGCCAGTTTATCTCAGGTAGCGTAGCTTTTTACCTTAGATTTAGAGAACAATGGAAATTAAGAGAACAAATAAAGAAACAGTTTGAACATTATCTTGACCCTAGACAAGTAAAACGTTTACAAAAAGACCCTGATTTATTAAAACTAGGCGGAGAAAAAAGAAGATGTACTTTTTTATTCACAGACGTTAGAGGTTTTACAGCTTTATCTGAAACATTAGAACCAGAACAAGTTACTGAAATAATGAATAAAGCATTAACTATACAATCTGATGCAGTTAAAAAATACGGAGGTATGGTGGATAAATATATAGGCGATGCAATGATGGCTATATTTAATGCACCGTTAGACTTACTACATCATGAACAAATAGCTGTAGAATGTGCAAAAGAAATACAAGAAAACATAATAAAAGCAGATATAGGTGTTGCTATAGGCGTAGGCGTAAATACAGGAGAAGCGGTTATTGGCAATATGGGTAGCGATACAAGGTTTGATTATTCAGCTATAGGAGACGCTGTAAATACAGCTGCTAGATTAGAATCAGCTACTAAAGAAGCTAAAGTTGACATACTTATTGGTGAAGAAACTGAGAAATATTGTGGTATTTCATTAAAACCATTAAAACCTATAAAAGTAAAAGGTAAAGAAAAAGCTTTAAAAATATATACTTTTTGATATATAATCAGTATATCAGCCATAGTGCTGCAGTTTACGGGGTGAGCTTTAACTCGCAAAAACGTTAAGATAACGCAGGAGAAACATGGTTGGCGTAGATAAAACTACATATAAGAAAAAAGCACAGAGCCGTTCTGGTTTTGTTATATACACGTCTAAAGGAAAGAAAATAAAAACTAGGAGTAGATTCTAATGCCTCTTACTGCTTTACAAATGTTTGGCATTATGCTTGGTTCTAATCTTATAGCTGGTAAAGTTGCTTCTAATAGAATGAAAGACCCTAAAGGACCTATTGGTAGTGGTACAGCACCTTCTATACAGCCTGGAGAGGGTGGAGGATTTACACCTGTAGCAGGCAGTGAAGTTCAAGATTTTGGCGATTTCGAATATCAAAATATGGCAGAGCCTGAAATGACTGATGAAGAACAATTATCGATGTTATTACAACAATTAGGTATGAACGAAGAAGGTGGCGTAGTAAACGCTGCTTACGGCAAAGTATTACGAAAAAATCAAGGTGGTGGGATAATTAGTTTAGAACAAATAAAAGAACTTTTTCCAGATATAGATTTTATGAATGAACGTCCTTCTTCAGAAATTATAGATTTCTCTAATATAGAGGAACCTGATTTAGCTGATACAATGGTAGCTCAATTAGAACAAGACCCTTCAAATTTAGTACAAGATTTTAGTATGTCTTTTGAAACAGATACTCCTGGAGTTATGTCAGATACTCCTGAATTACAAGAAGTTCCTACTGGATTTCAAAACACTATGGCAGGTATAAACGAATATGCTGCAGCTAATCCTGAAGTTTTTAGTGCTCTTACGGGCGGTATTATAGATATTATAATGGCGGCAACTAGAGATATGCCAGAACCAAAAGGTAGTCTTGTTAGTACAAAAACATTACCTGCAGGTAATGCAGCACGGAGAAGAAATCAATTAGAAAATATAACACCGTTAGGTGGTTCAAGTGTTACTTTTGCTAAAAACGGTAAAGTATTAAATAGACCTATGTTCATGCCTCACGGCGGTGCTATGCATGGTCCAGGAGGTCCAAGAGATGATTTAATTCCTGTTATGGCAAGTAACGGAGAGTTTATGTTATCTAAAGCGGCAGTAGACGCAGCAGGAGACGGCAGTCATGCTATGGGTATTGCTAGGTTAGAAAAATTTAACGATATGGGAAACAGAAGATATGGCTAGTAGAGAAGACCAAGAATATTCCAGTCAAGCCCCCGCCCCGTATATAGGGCAATTTTTACAAGGGGATATATTTCCTTTTGCACAACAATTTTTAAGGCAACAATTTAGAAATTACGGGCAAGCTGATTCCAGTCCTTATACTTATACAGGACAAAGGGTAGCCGATTTTGACCCTAGAGAACAATATGGTATGCAACTTGCTGATTCTGCTATCGGTAGTTATAGACCTTATTTAGGTAGACAAGCAGGATTATTAGACGAAGCTAGTTCTAGTCTTAGAGTAGGACAAGATTTAGGTCGTAATTTATTAGGTAGGTCAGAAGCTTCAGGTTTAGCATCAACTAGAGGATTTGACCCTAGAGGTATAGGTAGTTTTTATAACCCATTCGAAGACCAAGTAGTAGACCAAGTAATGAAAGACGTTACAGAAGGTTTAGCTAAAAGTGATATTGGTATGCGAGATAAAGCTGTAAGAGGTGGAGCTTTCGGAAGTACAAGGTCAAGATTAACACGTGGTGAATTAGCTAGTGATGTTGCTAGAGGTGCAGCGGAACAAATAGGTCAAATACGTAGTGGTGGATATCGAGACGCTGCAAATAGAGCACAACAAGCATTTGAATCACAACAACAAAGACAAGCAGGTCTTGCAGGATTACAATCTCAATTAGGACAAAATATTTTCGGTATGGGGTTACAAGGTGGTCAAGGATTAAGTGGTTTTGGTGGTCAATACGGTCAAATGGCACAATTATTACCACAACTACAACAACAAGATATTCAATCAATGATGAATATGGGTGGTCTAGGTAGAGGTAGACAACAATCGTTAATGGATTTAAATTACCAAAACTTCGTTGGTCAATACAACTTACCTATGCAAACATTACAAAACGTTGGTGCACTTACAGCTTCTCTTGGACCTATGGCGGGGGGTTATGGGTATGCGGGAGGTAGTATGGCTCCAGGCTCAGCTTCAGTATATACTCCACAAGGTGTTATGGGAACAGGTCTGATGGGAACTAATGTGGCTAATTCAATAGCAGGTACTAATCCTAATACAAACAATCCTAATACAAACTATAATACAGGTATAGGTAGTGGTTATATGAATCCATCTTTTGGTGGAGGCTATAATAACCCTAGTTTCCAAAATCAATTTTTTCCTACGATGATGGCATAATGGCTACTAAGTTTACTCCATTTCCAACATTCGGCGGTAAAGACGGTATCGCAGGTATAACGCCTGTTAAATTAGCTCCGACTCAAATGAGGTTTCCAACAACTCGTGCACCTGTTAGACGTGCTCCAGAACCAACAGATAAAGAAAAATTAGCTCCTTTACTTCCTTTCGTAATTGGAGGAATTACAGATGCTTTAGGTCTTGGTCAATCTAAAGGAAGTGATGAAGAATATCTTCAATCTTTATATGACCGAGCAGTATTAAATCCTGAAAATTTACAAGATATAAAACAAAATCAAAAAGTACAAGCAGAAATAGACGCTTATAACTTGTATGGCAGACCTGAAGAAAAGAATCGTTTTGGTTTAGATGAAATAATAAATATAGGTGTTGCTAGCCAAATGGGTAGAGGAGCTCCTGCTTATGCTAAAAGTTATCTTAATTTAAGAAGTGCAGAAGAAAAAGATAGACTTACTAAAATGACTGCTAGAGGTGATTATGTTCAAAAAGCCACTAACGATGACCCTTATCAATTAAAAACTTATTTCGATTTAAATGCTGCTAAAACAGGAGAGCAAGTATTAGTAGACGGTATTTTAAATCCAACAGACGGTAGACGTTATATGTATACTCCTGATGGATTAGTTCCATTACCTGCTAATTACATAGAATTTATTCCAGGACAAGCAGGCACTAATATTAATGATTTTATAGATAAACAATTAGTTAGTTTAAAAGAAATAACTGATGAGATAAAAACTACAGACCAATCAACAATGCAAGTATTAAGAGTAGCTAACGACCTTATTATAAATAATTTAGACCCTGCTATTAGTGGAGAAAGAATAGACCCTGACGCTTTTATAGCTAGTTTAGTTAATCTTGGAAATAACGCAGCTGTAGAATTCGAAGCCATAGGAACTCTTTTAGGAAAGGGTAATTTAAATAATTTTTGGAGTAAATCTGATACTGGTGGAACAAAATTTGCAGGTAAAGGAACTAACGCAAAATTGATTTGGGAAGATATGTCTGATTTTATCGAAGGAGGAGGCGATATTACAGCGTTCGGAGAGACTCAAAAAGAACAAGAAGAACGTGTTCAAGCTATGTTAGATAAATTAGCTCCTGCTTATAACGAAGTAACAGGAAAAAATATTAGAGATTTATTTCAAACTACTTCTGCTAATAAAGCTATAACTACAGCTTCTTATTTACAATTAGCGTATATGGCAGCAGCTACTTCAGGTCAAACAGGAAGAACATTATCTGATAAAGATTTAGCTTTCTTTTTAGATATTGTAGGTGGTGGAGATAGTAATGATGCAAAAGTACAAAAAACTAATTTATTACGATTTATAGATAGTTTAATAAATGGTCAAGATATAAATGTTCAAACAAGACTTTCTGCAAGAGACATGAGGCAATATAGTCCAGAAGAAAATAAATCTGCAGCTTCTATAATATATCCTTTTTATAATCCTCCTCTTAATGAAGCAGGTCAAGAAATGTGGGATGATTATCTTAATTATCAATTAGTACCATTTAAAGACCGTTATAAAGATATTGTAAGTATAAGAGGAGTACCTATTTTAGAAGAATGGTATCGTCATCAAAGTCCTTTACCTTCGGTTTATCCACGAGATACTTTTGTAGAAGGTACTTCTGTAAGTGAATCAGGAACTGAAATGATAACAACTCCTGACTACCCCGATATAGACGCACAAGAGAGTAAGTATTTAGACTAAAATGGCTATCGATAACGTTAATAAACCAGAAAATATTCCATTAGAGGTTTGGAATACTTATACTACTAAACGTGATGAAAAAGTAGAACAGCTTAGAAATCGTACATTACCTAAAAATGAAAATATAACTTATGGTCAAGTAATAAGTGATGATGAATTAAGAGCTATCGCTAATAATTCTGAAGAAATAAAACCTTATGTTTTTTCTGTATATCCTGAAGAAACAGGGTTTAGTACAAAAAATGAAGGTTTTGTTAAAAAAATTTATTCTCAAAGAATCGCCCCATATAATACAGCTCCTGTAGTAGATTACAATGTTTATGAAAATATGATGGAAAGACGTCCTCAATTAGGTGACGCTTGGGAAGCGTATACTTCCGAATTAGGTCAAACAATTAGAGCAGAAGAAGCACAAGGTATTTATAGACCTGGACTAGAGATTCCCTCACATTTAACAGCAGAAGCTATTAAGAACAGAGAAGGACCAGTTCCTGGAATGCTTCAAATGTATATGGAAATTAATGACTATAATAAAAATCTTAGAGAAGAGCCTAGAATGGGAAGGTTTGCAAGAGCAAAAGAAATAGCTTTATGGGGAGTAGACCCTGAAAACGTTATAGATTTTGAAGGAGTTGAAGCTTTTAACAGAGGTTTATTTTTCTTGCCACGTAATATGACTAAAGAAGATTTAGATTTTTATGCAAAGAAAAGATTTAAAGATTTAGGTTTAGATATATCAGGAGATTTTCAATACATAAATCCTGGAAATCCTGGATTAGGTATTAAATTTAAAAAAGACGGAGAAGATGAATATAAAATAATTAATAGTCCTTTTGTTGATTGGGAAGACGTTAAACAGTTTGCTGCAAAAGAAGCTCCTGCAATGGTAGGAGATATAGTTCTTACTATTGGGGGTACTAAGTATTTAGACAAAGCTGTTAAAGGGACAAAATTTGCTAAAATGGGAACGGGTCTAAGGACATCAAGATTAAAAAATGCAGCTAATAAATGGTCTAGAGATATGAATTATATTGACCCTATGGTTACAAAAAGAATGTTACAAATAGGTGGTATGTCTTTTTTATCGGCAACTGGTGCTGCTGGTGGTGATTTTATGAGATTAACAGCAGGCAAAGGTAAGGGTTATCATGACCGTACTTTTGATGATATTCTGAAAGAAACTGCTCTTGTAGGAGCTTTAGCATTTGGAGGAACGGCTGCAGTAACTAGTGCAATAAAGTTTGTTCCTAGTGTATGGAAAAGATTTACTGGTGAAGAAGTTCCACATAGTTTTTATCAAACAATGGATGATTTATATGAAACATTAAGAAGACAAGAAGCAGGAGAATTTACAGGTCCTAGAAATCTTGCATACGGACCTAGTCAAGCAACTAATAAAGAAATAAAAGAAAGTTTGAAAAGATTGGCTGAGTACACTTCTGATGAATTAACCATGTATAACCCGACACTCGTGTCTGCTTTAGATGACCCTGATATCACGGCTAATACTTTATTTGAAATTTTTGTAAGAAGCGCAGATGACCCTAAAATACAAAAACAATTTCTTAAAATACAGGCAGGTAATGAAGAAGTTGCTGAACAATTTATACGTTATATGACTGATTATTTTAGTGACGCAGGTAGTACAGCTACAGGAGCTACTGTAGGTGAAGGACTTACATCAACAGCAAAAGTTAGAATAAAAGATATAGAAGCAAAAATGGAAGAAATAGTTGGGCAAATGCGAAGAGAATATGCTGACAGAGTTTCAAAAATTGAAGGAGGAGAAGGAACTCTTTTATTAGATGATGTTTTAAATCCAGAAGCTTCAGGAAGTCCAATATTTATAAGAACACAAAAGAATTTAGATGAAATTATAAAAAAATTTAAAAGTAAAGCAGACGAGGATTATACCTTAGTTAAAAAAAGATATGCTAATTTAACAACTGGTGCAGGTTATTTACGTAAACCAACAAGTGAATGGAAAAATATAAGGTCTGATTCTAATGTCGTTTTTGGTTATAAAAACAAAGTAGCAGCTGCTGATGAATTTTTTAATTCAATACCTAGAGATTTGAGATTTCGTTTTCAAGGTAAAACACCAGACGGAGTTTTTGCTGGTAAAGAACAAATAAAATTTACTTTTGAAGAATTAGACCAGTATCGTATGGGGCTTAATAAATTAGCTTCTGAAACAGCCGATAGTAATCCTATTTTATCTAATAAAGCTAGAAATTTAGAACGAGGTATAGAAAAACAAATGATGGAGCCTATTCTTGAAGAAGCTAAAAAAAGATATTTTGCTTCAATAGGCGAGTCAGTTCCTAATAAAAAATTAACAAAAGCTCAAAACGCTGCTCTAGAAAATTGGAGATTAGAAAATAATTATGGAGTTGATTTAGAAAATGCTTGGAAAGTTTCACAAGAAACTAGAAGATTAGCTAATGCTCAATTATTTAGAAACGTAAAACAAACTTATCCAGAAAGAGTAATAGATACATTATTAGCAACTAATACTAAAAGAGCTGATGTAAATACTCCTTTAAATGATTTTTTAACAGTTTTAAAATCAAATAAAAATACTAATGAAATAAAAGATTTACAAGAAGGTGTGTTTTCGTGGATAAATCGTAATATTTTTGAAGACCCTGACTTAACAAGTCTACAAAAAGGCAATAAATATCGTAAATTCATTCAGGATTATAAAGGTACTTTAAAAACTCTTTATGGAGACGATTATAAAAGATTATTTGGAAATACAGTTACAGATTTTGAAGAAGCCGTAACTCAATTACAATATTATGATAATATTGTAGAAGCTTTACGAGTTAAATATGCTCCAAATGATTCATCCGCAGGTATATATAATTTTGTAGAAAGTATATTAGAAACTACCCCTTCTCAAAAAATATCAGGACAAGCAGCTGCTGACGTTAAACAACTTATAAATCTTGTTGGTGATAATCAATTTTTACAAACGGATATAAAAAATGCTACTTTACAATGGATTAAAAATACTGTTACAGATGTTCCTTCTGGAATGGGTACAGAAGTTAGAGCAGTTAATGCAGATAAAGTTATAAAACTTGTGACAGAAGGTTTTGGACCTCCAGGTTCAACAACAGACGATTTAACTTTTGAAGGTTTTATAAAACCTCTTTTGTTTGATGCTGGTGATGAATATACAAAACAGTTTAGAAGATTTGCAGATATGGTTTCTAAAAATCAAAAAGGAGTAGTCAATGAAGAACAAGTTGCTGCTTCTTTAGCTAAATCTGAAACTGTTTTCCAGTATACAATGAAAACTTGGATTCCACCTTTAACACAATTTGGTAGAAGAATGACTGCTCTTACAAGAAGAATGGGAGAAAATCAAAGAACAGTAATGGCAGAAATGATGTTAGACCCGAAAGCGTTCAAAAAATATATGGATATGGCACAAAATAAAATAAACAGAGACGCTTCTATTCGTTTTTTAGTTTCATGGGGAAGTGTTGCTTCTCAAGATTTAGCTAATGATATGGATATGTATGACGCAGAAGATTTATATGTATTAGATTTTGATAGAAAAGAAGAAAAAAGAATAGATTTAATAGAAGCTGGATTACCTGTGCCTCCTGGAACTTTAGAAAAAATAATGGATATAAGAAGAAATGCAAGGCGATAATGAATAGATTTAATTTTGATTTAGATAGAGGAATGGGTATTAGAGGTTTAGCAGGAAGCAAACCTCCTTCTTTTCAATATAGAGAAGACCCTGTATTAGAAGCAATAAGTTTAAGAAAAGACGCTAATAATTCTAGGAACATGGCTACTGACCAGTACGAAGCAGATGTTGCAGATTTTAAAGATACATTAGCTAAAGAAAAAGAACAAGGTATAGCAGGACTTTTTAACGATTCCGTTCCGTCTAACTATACAAGTAATATATACAATCCCCCTATGGGCGGAACGGATTTTCGTGATGACATGATAAATATGCCACCACCTATGGAAAATAGACCTCCTTTTATAGCAGACCTTCCTCCTACAATAACAGGACAAAGGTTTGATGATAATCCTTTTATAGATATATTTGAACCACCATTAGATATACCAATAGACGCCCCACCTTTTACACCACCGTTTGAACCACCTTTTACACCACCGTTTGAACCACCGTTTGAACCACCAATAGATACACCTCCTCCTGGATATAGACCTCCTGGAAGACAGCCATATGAACCACCTTATGATGACAGAATAGACGAAGACCCACCAAAGGACCCACCAAAGGACCCACCAAAGGACCCACCTCCACCACCTCCTCCTCCACCACCAAGTGGACCTATAAACTATTACACGGGTAATGTAATAAATAATCCGTATACACCGTATGCAACGGATAGTGGTGCAACACCTTTAACTAGAGCAATAAATCCTAGAAGTTTTGGCAGAGCTCCTGGAATGTTTCCTCCTCCAATAAAGTTAGAAAAAATGCCCAGAATACCAGATAGACCACCAGATAGACCAGACGAATTAAATATAAGCGATAACCCCATTACTGTCGCTAATCAAGGTAAATATTTAAGTAATAGTAAATTAAATAAAGGTATCATGAGGTTGCCACAAAGCGAACAAGGTGATACAATGACAACACAGATGTTCCAACGAGCATTTAGACCAAGGAGATAACTATGGACCCTAATGAAAAATTAACAGGTATTGCAAGTATGATGCAACCACCACAAGGAGCCCCTATGGGACCCCCTCCAGGAATGGGTGGTGGAGCACCAGCACCAATGGGACCTCCCCCTATGCCTATGGGTGCCCCTATGCCACCTGAAGAACCTCCTATGGAACCTGAAATGGGTGGTGGACAAGCTCCTATGAGTGTAGAACAAGACGCAATGATGTTAGCTGAAGCAGTAGTAGGTAGAACACAAGGCGATATAGGTGCAGCTGTAGATGTTTTAGATACAGCTAAAGCTATGTTAATATCTAGTGGCAATCAAGAACCACAAATGATGAGTAATGGTGGTGGTATATTACAAGCAGTTCCTGCAGGTAAAAAAGGAGCAGGACTTAGGGCTTTACCTGAAAAAGTTAGGAATACAATAGGTTTCAAAAACATGGGTGGACCTTTATATGCTAAAGACGGTCAATCACTTGCATTTAAAGATGAGATTGCTTCTTTAATTAAAGAAGCAATCTCACCTTCTGATGCTGATATAATGCGACAGATGATTATGGATGATATTAATAAATCACAATCAGGACAATCAGGTAGAGGTATATCTGACGAAGATATAGCTTTTATGCTTTCTAAAATGGATATTGAAAGTGGTGAGTTAGGTAGTGCAACTAATCCTAGTGTGATGGACGATTTAAATACAGCTGCAGCAAAAAAACGTTTAAAAGATTTCGTGAAGGATTCGAGGTACCTGAATCAAGAAGGTAGACAGATAAGTAGAAGAGAAGAATTAGGAAATTTATTTAGAAAAGACATAGAATTGTATAAGGAATATACTCGAAATAACCCAAAACTTTCAGAATACATAGATATTATAATGAGAGGTGGTAAAGCATTAAGTGACGAAGATGCACAAATGCTTTACGAAATGGGTATTAAAAGTGGTGAAATAGGTAGTGCAACTAACCCTGACCCTTTAGATTCATTACCAAAACGTAGTCCAATGGTTCCTATGAGAGCGATGGCAGGTGGTGGTTCTTTAATGACTGATGCACAAAAATATAGAGAAGCGATAAAACAAGCTAGAATGGTTAGTTAATCCAATCTTTCCATTTTTCATCACCTAATACTTCTTGTGCTAGGTCAAGTTTATTTCTAAGAGCTTTTACGATTTTTTCATCTACAGTGCCTTTAGCAACTAAATCAATATAAGTTACTTTATTTGTTTGACCTATACGGTGAGCACGGTCTTCAGATTGTAAACGTTTTTCAAGGTCGTAATTATTACTATAGTAAATTACATTACTTGCTTCAGTAAGTGTAATACCATAACCTCCTGTTTGTGTGTTACTAACTAAATACTGTAGTTCTGAATTAGGGTTTTGAAATCTACGTATAATTTCTTGACGTTCTTCATCAGGAGTTTCACCATAATAAGTAGCTACGCTTTCAGTTCCTGTTATTTCTTGTAATGTTTTTAATATTCTTTTTATATCGTATTGATAATTAGCCCATATAATAGTTTTACCTTGTACTTCTTGTAGAATATCTATTAATTCATTCAAACGATTACTTTTAACTTCTACTTCTTCACCGTTATCGTGTTTTACAAAACCACAAACAACTTGGTGTAATCTTAATATTTGTGTTAGTATTGAAGTTACACTAACTATTTCGTGTGAATCTAATTCAGCTATAGCATAGTCTTTTAATTCTTTATAAACTTTCTTTTGTTCTGGTGTTAGTTCTACTTCTCTACGTTGATATATTTTATCTGGTAAATCTAAACATTCTTTCTTTAGCACTCTGTAAGAGAACTCATTTACATTTTTACTTAGTTCATCTAAATTTTGATAACCAACAACTTGTCTAAAAGACCTAGCCCCCATTTTACGATTAATTAATTGTGCATATCTGTTTTGAAAAGAATAATATGACGCATAACCTAACAAATGTGGTGATAAGAAACTACTTTGACTATATAAATCTAACGGTGATTGAGTAACAGGAAAGCCTGTAAGTATTCTTCTATATTTAGTATTAATAGCTAACTTTAATAAATTCTTAGTTCTTTGTGCTTTTGGATTTTTAATAGTGGTTGATTCATCTACAGCTATTAACGGTAAATGTCCTAATATAAATCTTTCAACAAAAGCTACTCCTTTTTTAGTGCTAAAAGCTTCAACATTTATTACTAATATTTTTAAATCATCACTAGGGGTGAATAATTTAATTAATTCTTCTTTTTGTTTTTTAGTAGGTGCTGGATTCCACACAGCTATTTGTGTTTCTACGTGGTCTGGCATATGAGTAGGTATTTCTTTTTCTGACCAGTTTCTATACACTCCTTTAGGAGCAACTATAATCGCAGAATTTATTCCACCTTTGTCATAAAGTATAGCTATATTATCAATAAGAACTTTAGATTTACCTGTTCCCATTTCCATAAAATAGGCGTATTCTTTTTTATTCCAAGACTTTTTTAACGCTTCTAATTGGTGTGCGTATGGTTTAGTTTTAAACTTATATTTAATATCACTCATGTTTATCTTTCTAATTTCTAAGTAAGATTATATATTACAACTTAGTAGATTTATAGCTCAAGACGAAATTTTTTCTCGTGCCCTCTAATAGAATTATACTGTTTTTAATACTGACTATTTAAAATCTAATATTGGTAAAGTCTCTAAAACTCTAGAATATCTTAAGGTCAGTATTAGTTTATTAGTAATATTAGTAAATTTTAAAAATTTTTTACAGAAAAAATTTTATTTTTTAAAAAACATATAACTAATAACTTTACTTTGTAATTAATCGTAAGTATTATTTAGTTTCTAGAAATAAGAAAGGAGAAAACAAATGACAGTATATGTTGTTCAAGAAGTACAAGGAAGAAATATTGCCTCTGCTAGACAGTATGGTGATTTTGAAGTTTTGTTACCTTCTAATACACAAATAATGTTAAGTGCGTCTCCTTCTGTTCGTAGAATGAAGAAACTCCTACAGGACTACAAAGAAGGGGATTACTTACTTTTGATTGGCGACCCTGCCGCCATAGGCGTAGCGTGTTCTATCGCTGCATTTTATAATAGAGGTAAATATAGTATATTAAAGTGGGATAGGCAGGAAGGTTTATACTACCCCGTTGATATCAATTTACACCAGAAAGGAGAAATAGATGAATCAGAAACCAACTTTTGAAGAACTCGTCGGAACTACAGACGCCCAAAAATGGGACTCTGATGTTTCTGATGGAGAACTTTCTATAGTTTCTGCTTTAGCGAACAAACAACTTCAATTAGCTACAGAAGTAGCTGAGATAGAGGCTAATTTGAAAGCTAAAAAAGAAGAACTTCGTTTGACTTCGGAGCAAGAGTTACCTGACGCTATGCAAGCCGCAGGACTTACTCAAATAAAATTAAGTACAGGAGAGAATATCTCTATTACGGAATTTTATAACGCTCATATATCGAAAGCAAACCAAGAAAAAGCGTACGAGTGGTTAACGGCTAACGGTCATGAAGGACTTATAAAGAACGAGGTTCTTTTAAAGTTCGGACGTGAAGAAAGTTTAGTCGTTGATGAAACCGTTTCGGCATTACAAGCTAGAGGTTTATCACCACAAGTACGTCAGAGTGTTCACCCTAGTACACTAAAAGCTTTTGTAAAAGAGCAGTTTACTAGTGGGAACGATATACCAACCGAGCCCTTTGGTATCTACATAGGTACTAAAGCTACTATTAAGAAGGATTAATATTATGGCAGAAGAAAATAAAATAGTTGAGGCACCGTCAAACGCTATAAGCACTTTTGACGATACTCTACTATCAGGCGGTACTGGGTTAGAAGATACTACTACAGAGGATTTCGCAATTCCTTTTATTAGAGTTTTACAACCTATGTCACCACAATTACAACGACAACACGGTAGTTATGTAGAAGGTGCCAAAGCTGGCGATTTATACAACACGGTTACTGGTGAGTCTTATGATGGAGAAAAAGGAATATCTATTGTTCCTTGTGCTTATAATAAAAAGTACATAGAATGGATTCCTAGAGAAAAAGGTGGTGGTTTAGTAAACGCTAACCACGATATTTCTATACTATCTAAATGTACTAGAGACCCTGAAACAAGAAGATACTACACTAGCGATGGAAACGAAATAGTTGAAACTGCTCAGTTCTTCATACTTGTTTCTGACGGTGAATCTACACAACAAGCAGTTCTTGCATTTACTTCTACACAGTTAGGAGTTGCTAGGAAATGGCTTACTATGTTAAGAATGGCTAGAGTTCAGAATTCTAAAGGAGACTCCGTTGAAGCTCCTATGTTCGCATATACCTATAAACTTACAACGACTACTCAATCTAACGATAAAGGTAGTTGGAATGCTTATAGCGTTAACCAAGAAGGTGCTACACCGTTAAATGTAGCCCAAGTTGCTAAAGACTTTATGTCTGCAGCTAGGTCTGGTGATGTAGATGTAAAACAAGAACAGCAGAACGACGTTGTTGACGACACGATTATTTAATTATGTCGTTAGCAGGGGAGTTCGCTAAGCGTTATGCTGGACTGCGTCAAGCATACGGAACTTTTACAGCTAGCAATGAAACTAGAGAAGATGGAAAGGCAAGTGGTAAAAACATAACGATATCTAAAGAACTATCTGATAGTGATTTATTAAAGTTGTGGGAAGACCATTTGTCTGGTCATCAAAGTGTGGGAATAGTTCCTATAGATGAACATAATAACTGCGTATGGGGAGCCATAGACGTAGATGAATATCAATTAGATTTAAAAGATTTAGCAATAAAGATTGCTGAACAAAAGCTTCCTTTAGTGCTTTGCCGTAGTAAAAGTGGTGGAGCTCATATATACATATTTTTAAAAGAGCCTGTAGCAGCTTCGATGTTACAAAGAAAACTAAGACAGATTGCAGCGTCCATCGGTTATGGACAAGCAGAAATATTTCCTAAACAAACACAATTATTATTAGAAAGAGGTGATAGAGGTAGCACGTTAAATATGCCTTATTTTGGTGGAGAAAACTCTACACGTTATGCTTACGGTAAAGAGGGAGCAGCATTAAGTCCACAAGAGTTTTTAGAGTATATAAATAATATTGAATTAAGTCCTAGTGCTTTAGAAAAATTAGAAGCCAGTCCATTAACAGAAACTATGGAATGGTTAGACCAAGCACCACCGTGTATACAACATCTAGTTGTACAAGGTTTTCCTAAAGGCTCACGTAATTCAGGATTATTTAATGTAGGTGTGTTTCTACGAAAGAAATTTCCAGATGATTGGGAAAAAAGATTAGAAGATATAAATATAAAATATATGCAACCTCCATTAGGTGCACAAGAAGTTTTAACTGTAGGTAAACAATTACAAAGAAAAGATTATTTTTACAGATGTAATGACCAACCTATAGCAAGTCATTGTAATAGTCCATTATGTAGAACACGTAAGTTTGGTATTGGTGCTAACGGTGGCACACCTTTATTCAGTAACCTTACAAAACAAGATAGTGACCCACCGATATGGTTTTTAGATGTAGAAGGTGGTAGATTAGAATTAGAAACAGATGACTTACTTAATCAAAACAGGTTTCAACGTAAGTGTATGGATGCTCTTAACAAAATACCACCTAAAGTGAAAGAGAATGTTTGGAGACAAATAATACAACAATTACTAGATGCAATTACTATAGTAGAAGTTCCTAAAGAAAGTTCTACAGAAGGACATTTTATGGAATTGTTAGAGGCTTTCTGTACTGAAAGACCTGCTAGAGAAAGAGATGAGTTATTATTACATAAACCTTGGACAGATAACGGTAAAACATATTTTAGGTTATTAGATTTAATGGATTACTTACATAGAAATAATTTTAAAGAATACCAAAGAAATAAGTTAACATCTAAATTAAAACAACTACACGGAGAGCCTCACTTTTTTAACATAAAAGGCAAAGGCGTAAACGTATGGTATATAGATGAATTTAAAGCACAGGATGAGCCCCACGACTTACCAGACTTTAACGATAATTTATTATGATAAATTTTAAAAAAGGATATTTTAAAAATCAAAACCCAGTTATTAAAGATTGGGATAAACCAACTATACGAGAGTTTAAAGGACATAAAGTATTAGGTAGACGTACTGCAGGTTTCGGAAATATATTTTCGTATGCAGGTAAAACGTATGAAGGTCGTCCTTGGTCAAGTAATCATTTAATCTTTAGAATAAAAACTTTAACAGAACATATGTTGTTAAGAGATTACGGTATGAATGTTGACTTTTCTTTTTGTTTATGTGGTTATTATGGTACTGATGGTAAAGGCATACCGCATCATTCTGATACTGTTCCAACGTTAGATGACCTTGTAGTATCTATATCTTTTGGTGCACCTAGAGTATTTACATGGCGACATTATCAAAATGAAATAAAACAAAAAACAGATACTAGTGAGATAGAAACAAAAATAGAAAATTTCTTAGTAAAAGAAGATACTTATATATTAGAACATGGCGACGTATTAATATTTGACGGACATAGCCAGATGAAATCTACCCATGCCGTTCCTGATATGGTTGAAGCAGGAGAAAGAATTAACTTAACTTTCAGGACAGGAATATGACGTTACCTAACCACACACAAGTTATTCTGGGACCACCTGGAACAGGAAAAACAAGCACTCTATTAAGTCTTATAGAAGACGAATTAGAACAAGGCACCAGTCCAGATAGAATAGGATTTTTTACTTTTACTAAGAAAGCTGTAAACGAAGGCAAAGAAAGAGCTATGAATAAGTTTAGTATAAGTAATAAAGAATTACCTTATTTTAGAACATTACACTCATTAGCGTTTAGACAACTAGGATTAACTAGAGAAAGTGTGGTAAGTGGTTCAGATATAAAAGACCTTAATGAAAAACTTAACATAAAACTTACGGGTAGAACTACGTCAGATGACGGACATTTATTCGGTATGACCCATGACGATAGGTTAGCGTTTATCGAAAACTTGGCTAGAATGAGAAACATACCATTAAAACAACAATGGCATGAAGTAGAAGATGCAGTAGGTTGGTTTGAATTAGAACGTTTTGCTAGAGGTTTACAACTTTTTAAAGAAGATAGACTTTTAGTAGATTATACAGATATGTTACAAAAATTCTTAACAGAAGGAGATATACCTAAATTAGATGTCATGTTTGTAGACGAAGCACAAGATTTATCTCCATTACAGTGGGCGGTGGTACGTAAACTTGCAGAAAAGTCAAAACGAATATATGTTGCAGGAGATGATGACCAAGCTATTTATAAATGGGCTGGTGCTGACGTTGATTACTTAATAGAAAATTCTAAAAACGCTATGGTTTTAAAACAATCGTATCGTGTGCCTTCAGCAGTTCATGAAGTAGCAAAACAGTGTATAGGTCAAGTTAGGTCTAGGGTTTATAAAGAATGGACACCTAGAAAAGAAGAAGGATTAGTTAGGTGGGAGCCTAACATAGAATTAGTAGATATGGAAAAAGGTGATTGGTTAGTATTAGCTAGAACGAATTATTTGTTAGAAGAAGTAGACGAGTATTGTAGAAACGAGGGATGGTTTTTCGAAGTAAAAGGCAGACCTAGTATTCCAGAATCTA